GTAATAGAATACTAGAAATACTTTTACTAATCAAATAAAACCTTATTTTAAATAATTATATGCGGTACTCCTAGTATTCTATAAAATTTTTTAAAGTTTAAACCAAGTCGAAGACACAAACAAACTCTAAGAATCTTCTACAACAATCTTCTTATAGATGTTCATGAAGTCTAGTTCAATGATCTTATCAATAGCTCTCTCAACTTCAATGGCATTCTCTTCAGATGTAAACTGATCTGATGTCTTGGCTATCCTTGCAAGATAGGAGCAGGAACCATAACCTTTATCAAGATCATACATATACCAATCATCGAACTGTTGTGCTGGATCATATGGGTTATCTATGGTTGTTAACATACATGTTTTCATGGTCTACTCCTTTCATTGATTAAGATAATTGAACACTGTAGAAGTAGACTTACCTATACGAGAAGCTATCTCTTCGTTGGTGTATCCACTCTTCTGCATTGCTTTGATGTTATTGATTAGGGCTGGCGATAACGTGGTCTTCTCTTTTGGCATGGCTCTTTCTTTAACGCTATCTTCATCTGCATACCGAAGCATCTTAGACAATAGATTATCTGTTATTGCGCCTGCTTGAATAGCTTCCCATTCTCGATCTGAGAATACTATCTTATCCGCCTTACTATGTAGACCAACAGAATCTCTAGCATCTTGTAGGGCTTGTTGATATACTTTCTTTGCTTCTTTCTTATCTTTTTCCAACTCTGGATATTCCTGCTTCTTGGCTTTGAGTTTACCATTCGCTATGATCTTAGCTTGACGTTCTTTAGGCGCATTCATTGCTGCAATATTTAATCTAGCATTAAGATCTTTTACTTCGGTGTCGTATTTAACTCGAGCCTCTTTAGAATATACAAGATTTCCAGTAGCTTTATAATCCTTACGAGCTTGATTGGCCAACGCTTTCATTTTGTTTGCATAGTCAGCATATGCATTTTCCTGAGGTGTGCCAGAAGATAAACTACGAACATCGTCGACAGCTAAAACAGTTTTGACTTTGGTGGTAGCCTTAACAATATTTCCGGTGTCAATAACTTCACCAGTCTTCTTATTTTTCTTTAACTCGTTATATTCCCGACCAGTTGTTTTAAATTCAACAACGCCAGTATCTGGATTAATAACTCCACTACCTCGTCGCTCTGGAACAGCTGTAGTTTGTTTTCTTCTAGAAATAAGAGTAGTGGCCCCACCTACATCTTTACCGGTTTCATCAACTCTACCTTGATATCGTTTTTGAAGCGTTGATATTCTATTATCTTTTTCGGATTGTTTATAATCCAACTTATGTTTTTCAGCGTCTATAACAACCATACTATGTTTAATAGCCCTTGTCATTTCGCTTTCAGGAGCACCTTTTAACGTCATGTCAGTAATAAGATTAGAAACGGTACCCATTTGTTTTTGTACGTTGTCTTTACTCATTACTGGAGATAGAACTTTCTTTCCATCATAAAGTGGTGTTTTATCATCAGCACCTTTTTTAATATATGGCGTTGATTCGGTTTTAGGTGGATAGTCATCTTTTGGATTAAAGCCTATTAAACCAGACAATGGCGATGTAGACTTTATCTGAACCTTTGATGAGTTTGGTATAACGATAACTTGATCGCCATCAAAATCAGCTCCAGACAATCTCTCTGCAACATTAGGATGTATTCCAACAGCATCTTTTATGTTTCCACCAAATATCTTTTTACCAGCGACATTCTTATTATTCACTGTAAGTCTTGGTATTTCAAAAGTTCCACCATGAGGATATCGAACAAGAGATACAACATCGCCATTTTTGAAGTTTGGTGCAAATATCTCGGTTTCTTTAATACCTGTTAGCGGTAATATAACCTGAGTCTTCTGTCGTGGTAATGCTGCCGATTTAAGATGGACTGCTGAACTCTCACAACTACCAGCAAAATCCAGTAATAACTTCTTCTTTATCGTAGGATTATTTAAAGAATTTATTTCATCTAGATATGCTTGTTTGTCGGAATATGTAAGATTTAGTTGCTTCTTTATCAACGGCATTGGTTGTTTTGACAAGAATTGTGATGATAGGTTTTCGGACATCTTATCCCAATCGCCTTCTTCTTTTAGTTTGTTTATAGCAGAGAGAGATTGTTTCTTACCGGTTTTTGGATCGGTGTACTTTCCTTTTGGATCGTCATACATACTCTGACCATCGGCCTTAATATAGGCACCGAAAGGATTCGTTGGGTCTTTCTTTATTTCTTTAAATACATCACCCTTAGGCGTTCCAGATTTCTTATTGGTGTTAAAGACAATGTCGGCACCATCTGGAATATCATCAGAATATAAAGCCATACCCTTAAGATAGTGAGTACCATCGACAAGAATACGAACCTGAGCATATTTAGAAACACCAAGACTTAGATCATCAACACCTCTCCGAAGCTCAATCGTTCCATCTTTTTGAGAACCGCCCTTGTCCCCATATCGAATATGAACTCTGTCAGAACTGATAGACTCTGGATATTTCTTTTGATTAAAAGTGTCTCCACCATCTGTAGAGTGATAATTTCCTACGGGTTGGATGGTTTCCATCTTTTTATAGGCGTCAGCATAAGGAACATGAGATGCTGCTAATATCGTCGTATTTGACTGTCTGCCTGGGTTTGTAGGATCGGGTATTCCTATCTTATAAACGTTATAATCTTCGAGTTTAAGTAGGAATAAGGCATCTTTAAGGGTATTAGGAGACACCCCAAGCACTCTTTCAACACCCGCACCAACCTCAAGCATATCGCCTTTTTCTTCAAGTTCTTGTTTTAGCTTAGCAGCGGTGACTTTTGCTTTATTCTTATTAGCCGAAGTATTATCATTTAAAAGAGATCTTACGGATGAATCATTCTTATAACCCATTATCTTTGTGATTTCATTTAGACTCTTACCATCGGCTCGTAAAGACTTAGCTTGATCTCGTTTAAGTTCTCTACGTTCATGTTGAGCTGTTTTAATTTGTATGATCATGTCTGTTGTAGACATGCCCAATGCTTTTGCCAGGTCCGATTTAGAAATTCCGTCTTTCGATAGTTCTTCTACTCGACTTAGAAAATCTCCTGAGTGTTGGTATGGATTTTTTCCAGATCCCCATGGATATCTTCCAGAATGTCTTTTTGTTCCTTCATGTTCTAAAATATCCGTAGGATTATAAGTCATACCATTCCCTCCTCAATTTTAATTTTTGTGATAATCTTGTCAAACGCAATCATCTTATCAATAATATATCTGATTGAGTCAACCTCAGGATTGTGGATTAGAATATCATCATTCTGATAGATCCGTAATTCAACGTCAATATCTTTTGGATCAATCACATACTCCAAACAGAATAAGGCAGTATAAACTTCCAACTGTTCCATGTGTCCGGGCACCACGCCAGTTTTCAAATCATGAATTCTTAAAAGATTATTCGCAAACATAATAGCATCAGTAGTACCGAAACAATTATCTGAGAAATATAGAGTCTGTTCGGGCACCATACGAAAACCTATAGCATCATTAACATACGCATTCAAAGTCTTTTTAGATTTTGGTAGCTTTTGTTTTAATGCAATACATTGTGCAGCAAAGTCATGGAGCACAGTTCCTTTTCGAGTCGCTAAGAATCTTACATACGAATCAGCAACTTTGTCTTCGTCGTAGTTAACCCAATGATATTTACTGGCACCAAGGAACGCGTGACAGTCTCTAAGATTTGAATGCTTGTTGAAGTTCATGAAGTACCTCCTCTTTGTTATCGGGATATATGAATCTTGAGAATGACATCTCGTTCATAACTCCAACATAATATTCTTGATTCGGCTGCTTGTTTGCATCTTCATCTTTTTTACATTCCAACGTTGCCCACCTATCTTGATACAAAACTAAAAGGTCGGGGATTCCTTGAATATGACCCGCATCCAATTTAGTGATGATACATCCTGGGAAAATATCTTTTAATTCTTGAATCAGTTTCGATTGAAACTTTCGTTCTAAAACAGCATCACCTCGCATAAGTATGTCCCTCCAAACATTTTAAAAACTAAAGAGAGTAAGTTTATACAAACTTGTAAGTCAATAATGTCCTGTTTCCGGGACACATTGTCTTTCTCTCCATAAAAGGGCATGTTTTTTTCGCGTGGCTGTTTTTAGCTTATAAAAATAAAAGGTGGTGTATCATACGTACGTACAACTTTCACCACTCTAATCCGATCCTCAAAAACACAACACAGAACACCCAATTCAAAACATGCCCTATACCACTCAAAAAAGAAAATAATCTGTAAGATTCGCTAGATTTTGTGAATATATGCTGACGTCCGTAAAAAATCTCAAAAAAGCCAATAATTTGGTCAAAAATAGCTTGTGGTCAAAAACCCACTTTTATTCGCCATTCTTTATATATATATTAACTTTTTCTCTCACATTAATGTAAAAGAAAAGTGGGTTTTTGACCACAGACCCTACAAACGGCTCTAATAAGCCATTCTTCGTGGCCATTTATGTTTTTAAAAGTGGGCAGAAACCCACAAAAAGTGGGCTTTTTTCAAAAATTTTTGAATTTTTTAC